TATTAAAGAAAACTATATAGGTAAAGTATATTGTGCTACTGTTCCTAACTCAACATTAGTTATTAGGCATGAGCAGGAAAAAGGGATATTCATAAGTGGTAACTGCCAGGATCTTCAAAAAGATGTTATAGGTGTTGTTGAAGAAACAATGTCTAGATCATTAGTAAAGAAAAGTATTTATGCTGGAACGCCTAAACGCTCCAAAGGGACCTTAGCAGATTTCTGGTTTGGGTCTACCCAAAATGAGTATGCTGTAAAATCCTCTGCATCTGGCCACTGGAATATTTTAGGCCCGGATAACATTGGAGCTAATGGCCTTATCGATAAAAAAAGCGGCCTGCCTTTAGATCTTAGAAAGGATAAAGGCGAATGGGTGTCAACGTACTCAACTGCAGGCAACAGGCCGTATATCGAAGGATTTAGAGTATGCCTTTTACACTTTGCCCACTCTCCATGGGTTGATTGGCAGAGTGATGTTATGTATAAAATGGAGAACACCTCCACAGCCTTATTTTACAACGAGACATTAGGGCTAGAATATGACTCTGGGGCAATTCCTATTACAGAGGAAGAGCTTATGAGAGCTTGTAATGACTTAAGAAAACTATCAGATGACGTACCTAGTGACTGTATAGGGCGTCCGTCTATAATGGGAATTGATTATGGTCCAGTGAATAGTGAAAATTCTAGAACAGTTATAACGATACTTCAGCAAAGAGGGTCTAAAATAGTAGTAGTTTACGCTAAAAAGTTTTTAGGTAAAGAAGCAGACTACGCGTTTATACATGAAGAGATTCCTAAGCTTTTTGCAAAATGGGGATGTATAGCTTTAGCCTCAGATTATGGTATGGGTGAAGCAAGTAATAGTGAATTCAGACAAAGGTTAGGGCCTGAAAAGGTAATGCCCTTTCAGCATTTAGCTACTCAAAAAGAGCCTATTCATTTTAATCCTAAAATGAGAGCTTATACACTTAATAAAAATTATGTTATGAACTTATTTTTTAAGATGATTAAAACGGGAAAGATTGAGTTTCCTAATTATCCTGAGATGAAGTTTTACTTAGACGACCTTAGAAATGTTGTAATTGAGTATGACGAAGAAAAGAATTCTGAACGGTATACAAATATAGGTGCTGATGACTGGACGCACTCTACGCTGTATGCAATACTACTAGCGCTATTCTTATTCGAAGGCGTTCAGGAAAATTTAAACTAATACTTGACAATCATCACTACTTAATATATAATATAATTATGCTACAGCCATCCGACTTACAAAGACTAGGAGTACAGTTATCTGAAGAGTTTCTTCAGAGGGGGGAGAATATGACAGATGGGCTACAAAAGATAGCTTCTCAGCATGCTTTAAACCCACACCAGGTTCAGCGAATAGCCGAAACTGCTAATGTTCGTACCCATTTAGAGATGTTGAAAACAGCCTCTCCAGATACTGCATACATAAAATTCCCTTTAGCGGATGCAGCAAAAATTTCATCAGTCGATATTGAAAAAATATCGCATACATTAGCGTATTCACTAAAACCGGAAACAGATTGAAAATCAAAGTTAACACTCAAGAAGCAAGCTGAGCAGGTAGAGAATAAAGTCCTATTTAATTCTACAGAGGCTTACTTAAAGTCAAGGGAAAAATTGGACAAGCTTGCAGCTTTAGAAAGAGCTACAGGAGAACAAGTTTCCAAATTAGAAGGTATAGAATCCGAGATTGTACAGATTATAAAGCAAGCAGCACTATCAGGAACAGATACTAAAGATTTAGGATATGTTGTAAAGCACGCATCCTTATTTGGGGAGTATTTAACGGATCATATAAATGATGATCTTAAAAAATGATCTATAGAGCTTAGCCCCTCCGAGGAATTAGAGAAGAAAGCCACCCTTATAAACCCAAATAATAAGCTTGTTCAAAAAATTGCTGAGTATGAAGATATAGCTTTATCTGCTATTCAAACCTATGTAGCATCTGAAGCTATTGCAGAGACCCTTGATAGAGAAAGCCCGCTAGAGAAAAAAGCTGAAACTAACATAGGTTACTTATCTAGGGCAGTAAAGGGCCTTTACAGGTTTGCAAAAAATCACCCAGTTATTTCAGCGGTAGGTGGAGTATTTTATTTAGGAGGTAAAAGGGGAGAGACCAAAGTTACTCCTAAAACTTTCAATGCTTTTAAAAACGCGGTTAAAACAACAAACAAATTAGAAAGAACATATCTATAATGGAAAATACAGAATTACAACAAATGCGTGCAAGAACACTTGAAAAAGTAGCATCCTCTGGAGGTGCATCTGAAGCTCTAAAAATGATAGGGGTTATAGGAGCTGGAGTTATTGTTGCGCAGTTTATTAAACGAATGATTAACTATGCAGAAGACAAGTTTATGCAAGCACAGTCTCCCGGATATTATAAAGTGATGCTAGAAAAAAACCCTCATTTATTAGAAGCTGATCCTAACGAGGTTATGGCACTTTGGGACACTCTTTATAAAAATGCGCCAAATTTAGCACAAGATCCAACGGCAGCTGGAGCGTTCATTACTCAAAATGTAGGAATGCGCACTATGCGTGATTTAGGAGGGCCTGGATTGGACACTTATAAGGCATTAACTGATATAGAAAAAAGTAAACATACAGTCTCTATGGGACCTGATGCAACTTCTGGATCTTTATCAATCTTTAAAGACTTATTAGGCAGTAATTAATGATAGAAAAAATAGCTGAGTATATTTCTTCACCTGGCGACGAGCCAATAATCTCTATTATTGAGTCTAGCAATGACTTAGAAAAAACAGCGAGTTATGCTCCCGAGGTTTCTTCTTTTCTTTCGACTCTAGATAGAGACAACCAGTACATTTACGCACTTGTAAATGCCTTAACTGCAGGAGAGTATTATTCATCTAATCGTAATGGAGATTATTTTCCAGAAGAAGCGTTAAAAAAGTATCATCATACCTTTGTTGATAATGGCCATGTTTATAGGCACCACCAAAATAAAAACCCAGAAAAATCTATGGGTAAGGTTATTTTTTCATTCTATAACCCAGAGATGCGGAGAGTAGAATTAGTTATTCGACTAAAGCGTGCTCTAGCTGAGGTTCAAAAAATAATTGAAGATATAAATGGCGGTAAAATTATAAAAACCTCAATGGGGTGCAAAGTTCCAGAGGATATATGTTCTATAACTGGCAAAAGAGCAAAAGTTCGTGCTGATTACTCAGACTATTTAAAGTATAAAATGAATCAAGTTTTACCAGATGGTAGAAAGGTTTATGCTATAAATGAAAAACCTAGATTCTTTGATATATCTATAGTAACTATTCCGGCAGATCCAACTTCATCTTTCATGATTCCACTTATGGGTCATTTGGAAAAAACAGCTTTTTTTGAAGATTCAAAGGAAGCCCAAATAACTAAAAAGTTAAATGGAGTTTTAACAGATATCCAGGAAGACCCTGCTGATTTAATATTAAACTCAACAGGCGATATCTCAGATGCTAAGCTAAAAAAATTGGCAGAGTATCCACTTAATGAAGTACTCTCTACAATGTTAGCTTTTAAAATTCTTCCCAAGAGAGAAGAATTTCAAAAATTAGCGCTTTATTATTCGAATAATCATGAGTGGTCTAAACAACTAGAAAAAACAGGGCAAGTCTTTAATATTACTAGCGATACAGTACCATCTAAAATAGATGATGTTGGCCCAGATTACCTTAATGAAAAGATAGCTCAACTTTTATCTGAAGATTTATTAGACCTGTCCTTGACAAAGCCACTTATAATTAATAGAATATTAGAGAAGAAAGCTTTTGTTTTACAAAATCCTTTGGACAGCTCAGCTCCTGATCCCTTCTACCCATCCGGAAGGCCAGTAGAAAGATCTATGGTAAGCAAGTTACTTTTTGATGATACTTCAGAACCAGCATCATCAGGAGTAAAAGACCCTACAATGGCATTTGTCGCAATAGGAGCTTTGTATGCAGGTTACGCTACCCTTTTCGGGCGGTATTCAAGTCCTAACACATTTACAGCTTTTGTAGGCAAACACCCTTGACTATTACCAACAATGGGTGCTTCTTTAGCACAAGGAGTAACGATGGGGCAAGAAAAAGTACTTAACCCTGTTAATGAAAGTATTTATAAAAAAGCTAGTATGCCGACAGCCCAAAAGTGACTTTTTACTATGGGAGTAGCAGCTCCTTTAACTTACTGAAAAAGTGCCAAGATTGAGGCAAGGGCCAGACAAGGACAACCTATATCAAACACGGAAAATTTCATAAGAAAAAATCCATTTTTGACATCATTGGGGGCCTCTATAGGCGCAGTATCCCTTACAAAAGGGATAACAAAGTCCCTAAGTAGCTCTGACGACGCCGTAAAGTTTTTTTCCCAAAAAACAGCATCTGTTAATCGCTTAGATTATTTGCAATCTTTAGATGAAGAAACAATAAATTCAATATTCAACGAAATAATTTCCTAGGAGGAAAACAATGTCATATAAAATCGATGATCTGTTAAAAGAGCTTGAAAGTGAAAAAACTGCCTCTGCGCAGTTCGAAGCAACTCTTCTTGAAACAGAAAAACCAGCAGCTAAATCAGCAGCTCCAGTAGAAGCTGAAAAAGTAGCATCAGCCACTACTAATGTTGGCTTGACTAAAGAAGAGCTAGTAGAACAAGCTCAAGAAATGGGCCAAATCGCAGCTCATAGTTTCTTTAGCGAATTAGCAGCTATGGGAATAGCAATGCCTACAACTAAAGAAGTTGCAATTCCACCAATTTCACAAGTATCTAGACCTCAAGCATCTCCTGTAACTGTAGCATACGACGCTCAGATGCAAGAAGCGGCTGGTCACCACCCTTACGACGCGTTAGGTGCAGGACGTTTTATGCAAAAAATGGCTTCTGAAAACAACGTAGTACTAAATCTTTACAATAAAATTTATAATAAATAGGAGATAACTCAATGAGTCTTTTAAATATATTTAATCAAATGATACAAGAAACTGCAGCTGTAGAGCAAGAAAAAATTGCACAAGCTCAAGTTAACGAAGTAGTAGACGAACGTCTAGAAATATTAGAAAAATATGCGTCTTGGGCAGATCAAGCTTTAGCAGCTGAATACGGTGAAGGCAATTACACTGCGGAAGATGTAGAAAAATTAGCTGAGCTTAAAATAGCTGAGGAAGCTGAAGAATTAAACATGCGTGAAAAAGTAGCCGAAGCTTACGAGTTAGGCCAAATTATGTATGCTGGATTTAAAGCTGCTGCAGAGTCAGATAACTAGTAATAAGTAAAGGTCACATGAAAGGTCAATTAATACAAAAAGTAGCTATGGCTTTAAAAGCTCTTGATTCTGAAAGGAAGGAGCTTTCTCAGGAGGTAAACGACCTTTCTAGTGAGCTTAAAAAGTTTGCTGCGGCTAAAGACCTAACATTCAAACTTTGAAAAATGGGATCTTTCCCAGCAGAGGACATTCAGGAAAACCTTGAGTCCTTACTAAATAAACCATTAGACGATTTAACAACTATGGACAAAGTTGCCCACATGATGCCTACCAATAGAGGACAAAGAGCCTTTTCAGTTGGTAAGCTTAGTGAGTCTCCGTTGCCTATAGGGTCTGCAGAAGACCGTTTTATTGCAACTTTATTCGATTAACAAAATATTAAAATTAGGAGAAAAAATAATGCTTCGATTATTAACTAACTTGGATAGTGTTGAACGCTTTGACGTTAATGCTCCAGATACATTCTTCGCTTCAAACTCTACCGTTAAAACCGGTACTTGGGTTTCTAAAGTGGGGGATACGTTGGCACTGCCAGCAGCTGGATCAGCTAACGCATTTCAGGTGTTTACAGAATCTAACCGTGATGGATCCGCTGGATTCACACCAGATGCCACTGCCGCTGGCTTAAAAAGACTTTCTGTTCTTTTTGGAAAAATGCGTGCGCTAACAGACCAATTTACAGGTGCGATTGCAGTAGGCGACAAACTTGCTGTTAATGCTGCTGGCCTTTTAGTCACTGCAGATGTTGCTGACACTGTTGTTGCTATTTGTACAAAAGCTACCCATTCGTATTCTCATTTGGGCGCTACTACTAACGTAATTGAAATTTTCACAGTATAGGAGGCCTTTTTAAATGGACGCAAGAACAATTAACGACTTATTTTTACGTAAGTTAGATACCCAAGAGGGTATGCAAAAACTAGCTGCAGATGGAGCAGCATTTATTCGTGAGAAACTACGCGAGACATCATTTGCTCGTAAGATCCTTCCTCCGATGTATGTAACACAAACCGACTTACAAGTTTCTACGAAACATGATGGTGTTGTTAAAATAATCGAGTTAGAACCAGATTCTAAAGCGATGTTGGTAAACTTCCGTGGAAAACCTACCACGAATTATTTAGAAGGCAAAAGAGTGGAAATGTCTTTCCACACTATTTCTTCTGAAGAATACCAAAAATTGGAAGAAGAGTTACTTGCATATCGTATGCCTTTGACTCAAATCATTGAGCAACAATCTGTATTAGAAATTCAGCGTATTGAGGATGAGACATTCCTTCGCCACGTTGATGCAGCTATTGTAATCCAAAGTAACGCAGTTACTGGATCTTATGGTGCGGGTGGAGAAATTCCTGAGGATTCTATCCTTGAGCTTTTCAACAAAATTGACGGTAACTTCTTACAAACAGAAGTATTGTTAATGGACACTCAAATGTTTAACCGCATTATGATCGATAACAACGCTAAAGGTACTTTCGGTGACGGTACATTGAAAGGCGAGATTGCAGTTAGTGGGTTTAAATACCCTACTTTATGAGGCCGCAGAGTAGTTATTTCTAACAAAACAGATTTGTTAGCTAATACTATTTACTCTTTCACAGCTCCTGAGTACTTGGGCGAATTCAATATCTTAAACGATACTAAATTCGACATCGATAAAAAACGTAATCTTATCACCTTCTCAGCATATGAGACAATCGGTATGATTATAGCAAATACTAAATCTGTAGCTTCTTTAACACTTAGCTAGAAAAAGTAAACTAGACCCTTAAAAGGCCGGTATACCCGGCCTTTTTTGTTTGACAATGTCCTTAATAAGTATTAAGATAAACTATGGCAAGTATCGATATCAGTTTATTAGAGATCCCAGCGGACTGGGCACCTTATGTTGTAAGGTTTAGAAAGTATTTAGGGGATACCCCTGAGTTAAATGAGCTTACAGAAGCTCAGGAGTCTACAGATTTTGAGCTATTCATAGCCTTACAAGATGCTTATGATGAAATGAATTATTCTATAGAACCTATAGACCTAAACTATATTTCTCATACGGAAGTTCCGTGGTCAGTACTTCAGCTAGGAGGGTTGTTAAATATCTTAACTATGAAAGGAGTTCTTTCTTCTAGAAATACGCTTACTTATAATGATAGTGGTGGAATAACAGTTAAAGATATGGATAAGTACGGCAGATATATAAACTATTTCAATATAATGGGTAGCGACTTTAAACGAAGAAGTATGGCTATTAAACGTGCTAAAAACATTAATAGTGCGTATGGCGGAGTTGAAAGCGAATATTCATCAATTACTCAGTAAGAATGGTAAATCTAAAAAGTTTTAAAGTTAGTAGAAAAGATAGTGACTCTCTTTTTATAGAGTGGGAGGTTTCCCCTACTTTAGAAGATTTATCTATATATACTATAAGCTTATTTAAAAGTGAAGCTCCATCTGAATTAGATAACGAGTATGAACCTGTAGTCTCTGATCTTCCTATAGACACGCCTTACTATACTGATATGAGTGTAAAAGGTCTTTTGTCCAGTACTAGATCTTGATATTTTTACGCAAAAATAAAGAATTCAGAAACTCTAGAAGAATCCAAATTTCCCGTGAATGGTTATAGATTTGTTAATGATGAGGCGCCGTCAATACAATGAAAGGCTATTCTTAGAGAAAAAAAATTAGTATTAAACAAAAAAAGTGGGAGAGATTTTGTTCTACTTAAAAAACGAACATGAGGAACTAGGTGTGAAGTTTCTTGGGATCCTATTTTATTTGTTAATAATGGTAAAATTTGTGATGACTGCACTTGTTTTGGAACAGGGTGGAGAGAGGGCTATTTTAAACCACAAACCTTTCGAGGGATGATTCAGCCTTCTCCGAATCAAAAAACATTACAGCTTTGAGGAGAATTTTATCCCAGTGATGTTTTTCTTTTCACTACTAATATACCTCCTTTAACTGTAGGAGATATTATAGTGGACCCAAAAACAAACGAGCGCTATGAAATACAAATGGTTAGGCAAGTTTCCGCACTTGGAGTACCCTTTGAGCAACAAGCTAGATTAAGCTTAGTTCACTTAGATGATGAGATATATAGTGTAGAAGCATATGATTAGAATAAAAAGAGGGCTTCCTGATTTAGAAGCAAATAAAAAATTAATTCAACAGCTAGAAGAAGAACTAGCAAGCAAGAGTGGCGGTAAGGTTGAAAAAACTTTAGAAGATGTTTTATTTAACGACGGGAAGTATTATGATAGGCCTAACATTACGGAGTAAATATATTTACTTAAACTACCTACAGAATTGGTTTTCTAGGCATGAAAAATATACTTGAAACCCAGACCCAAAGCTTACTAAAATAATTATAGCGGATAAGTACTCTGTGGAAATAGGCGTGGCTGCAAAGTTACCCACAATTATAATAGACAGGGGGCCTGCCGGATGAGCCAATTACTTACGAGCTGAACCACAATATTATAATGGAGACCCTTCAAAAACCGTACCGAGTATGGGGCCGCAGCCAGATAAAAGCAGGCTAGGGAACTACTCTATAACTGATTTAATGCAAGGCTCACTATCAATAAATGTTGTACATAGAACTCCATTTTTAGTAGATGAATTAGCTAATGAAGTATTTTATGTTATATCAGCAAATCGGGAAGCATTTAGGGCTCAAGGAATTCATAAGGTAACATCTTTAAATTTAGGTAAAGAAAATATTGTTTCACTTACAGCTTCAAGTGTTAAAGTAACATTAATCCCAATTAATATATCATTTCTAGTTTTAGAGACTGTATTTAAAAATACATCTCTTTTTACACAAAAACTTTACTATGACGATGTTAAACTAACTGAAGGACTAGAGTATATTATAAATGGAGATGGTAAAACTATAAAACTCTTTGACCCAATTCCAGATGGAAAGCAGCTACTTGCAAATTTTAAAGATTCAGTAACTTTAGAACAAAAAACTAGCGTCCCCTTGACAATTGACTTAATAGATAATACATTATATACAGTACCCGACCCTTTCGGAGTATATGGAATTTATAAACTATAAACTATTAAGTAATGATATCATTTATACATGGCAAGTGAACTAGCTAAAGAAGCAAGCTTAAAACTTTTAGGAAAATTACCTTTTGAAAACACAAACATAGGAAAGTTTCTATTAGGCGTGGAGCATGCAGCCATGAACCCTACAGGTGGTAAAGGCGCGTTTAGGTCTTTTATAGATTATGCTAGGCAGTTTAAAGACCCTGTTAGAACGATCGGGTTAGGTAAAGACGGTATTAAAAATACTATGGGGGCGGTTAATTCTAAAGGACAGGCAGTTATTCAAGACCTTAATAAAACTGAAGTTCCGACTTTGTCTAGAGGTTTTCGCCAGGGTGTTGGAAACACTGCGCATATTATTGGTGGAGTTATAGATGCTTTTGATAAAAGCAGGAGCGGCGGGTTTTTTAATGGGATTAAGAAAATTGTAAAAACACCTATTGAGCAGATGAAGGGTGATAGGTATAAAGAGATTGTAACGAGCGGACCTAGAAAAGAATGGTCGATAATTAAAAAGGATGGTAAAGAGTTCGCCAGGAATCACAGAGTACAAGAAGGATCTTGAAAACATAAACTTTTTAAAGATCGTGAAATAAAAGGGTACACAGAAAGAGGGACTGCCATACTTGAGAAAAGAAAAGCTATACAGCCTTTATCTATAGGACTTGGGACTTCTGGAGTAGCAGTCGGCGCGTTTACATATGCCTCTGCTGAAAAGGGGACTAAAAAGTCAAAAAGAATAATGGACACAGCTATAGATGCTGGTACATTCACACTCAACCCGCTTTTAGGAATCGGCACTAGCGTGTACCGAGGAGTGAAATCGGCACCAAAAAATTAAATAATTAAAATTAGGAGAAAAATTTATGTCTTATCAAAAACCAGGCGTTACCGTACGACAAGTACAAGTTAGCCAAAGTTTTCCTTTACCTGACCCAACGCTTAAAAGTGCAGTTGTAGGCCCAGGTTATATATGGGTAGATCCTACAGTGGCCATTGAAACTAAATATGTCGGCGCAGAGTTAGTTGTAATACTACCTTACGAAGTTGCTAATATCGTAGCTGGCTCAGTTGTAGTTTACTTAGCAAACGAGGGCACCACAGGAACTCCAGGCGATGTTGTTTACCTAGAATCGGGAGGCTACACTTTAGCAGCGCCAGACCTTGTAGACGGTACAAGCCTATTAACAATCCCAGCTGGGCAGGAAATTAGGACCAATGTTGCTTTAGATAAAGCTTCAGTACATATTGGATACTTAGCTAAAAATGCTGAAAGAGAAAACACTCTAATAGAAATAGACGACGCTAAGCAAATAAACGACTTTATATCGAAGTCTACTTTAGACCCAAGTCGTCAGTGGTTTAACCCACTTGTATTTGGAGCAAGCATGCTTTTTCAAAACGGTGCATCTAAATTTTATGCGGGCGTTACAGCTAAAGGAAGTGCAGTATCTACTGGAGTTACCTTATTTGAAGGCGCTTTAGATGTTTATTCTATTGCAGTACTTTCTTCTTTAGAGGCTGACATAACAGCTTTTAAGTCTCATGCAACCGCAATGTCTGCGCCTGAGGAGAAAGGAGAGCGAATTGTAATAGGGTCAGTAGCAGGGATTGCTGACTATGAAAGTGGAACTAAAGCCGAAAACGCTACAGCGCTAAAAAACTGGGCAATGGGTCAAGGTGAAAAACGCTTATTCAACATTCACCCAGAAGTAGCTTATGTTAGAATGACAAATGCAAACTTAGGGACACTGACAACTGCTTTCATTACTGCAGCTTTTGGTGCAACATTTGCAGGTGCACACAGACCTATATGGGTAGCTAGTGCAACTGACGGGTCTTATCAAAAGGGCGATTCAGTTACTGATGCTCAAATCACGACTATAAAGGCAGTATCTACGACTACTAAAGTAGAAGTTGATGTACTTATACCAGTTCCTGGTTATTACATGGCTGCAGCCCTAGCAGGTAAAATATCTGTAAATACGCCATCACAGCCTTTAACTAACTCAAGTATTGCAGGATTCTCTAAACTAGAGTTTAGTAATAAGTACTTTAAAAACTCAGACTTGAATACTATTGCTTCTGGCGGTAACCTAATTATGGAAGACGTTGGCGGACTATTAATCCGTCACCAGTTGTCTACTAATGCTCTTACAGCTCAAACCCGTGAGTTAAGCATTACAACTGCAATTGATTATTCTGCTAAGTTTTTAAGAGACTTTGTTTCTCCACTTATTGGAAAATTCGTAATTTCCCCAGCTCTTACAAAAAACTTAACAGCAGCATTTAACTCCGCAGCTAATGTTCTTATTGATAATGGAATAGTCGCAGATTTAAAATTGGATAATTTGTTTCAGGATCCTGATGCACCGAGTACACTAAAAGTAGATTTTAGTTTAAAACTACTTTATCCATTAAACTATATTAAAATAACATTAACATTTTAGGAGATAAATAAAAATGGCAGGATTTTCAGGTTTAATTAATTGAAAAAATAATACATTAAGAAATGATGATAACGTCCAACCGGACGACGTAGCTAACGCATCAAACGGTGGGTTTTTATCTGCTGAGGGTGCTGTAATATTTTCGGGACCAAGAAAATATCCAAAAGCAGCAGGCATTAACGGTCTAATCCCAATTGGGCAGGTTCAGTCTTATCAAATAACGCAGAATAGAGCGGCTAATGAAATATATGAAATAGGTAGTAGGGTACCATTTTTTATCCCAGGTAGAAATTCTGTGCAATGCTCTTTGTCTAGAGTATTGTTTGATGGGCCATCTTTGGCTAAAGCACTATATATGGTAAGAGTGCAAAACGAAAACTACTTTTCGTACCCAGGTACACCGGGCAATATAAATAGTAATAAGCCAACTCTTCCGTACGGTAAATTACCTACAGTGGTAAAAGAGCTTAGAAGTGAAGCAGTAGGCGGAAAAAAAATAGGTAATTTATGGTTAAACTTTATGTCTACTGTATTTAACAAGCCTTTTGGCCTTGGATTAGTATTGTATGATATGGAGGGCGAGGCTTATGGCGGAGTTTACATTGAAGGATGCGCACTTCGTCAACACAATTTTGGAATACAAGCTAACCAAACTGTATTGGCTGAGAGTGCTTCACTAGTGGGGACTAGAATAGTTCCTATTAATCCTTTATTTCTTCCTTCTTAATCTAAAAAAGATTTAAGAGAAAAAAAGCCCGAATCACCTCGGGCTTTTTGTGTTTAGTTTGATCCTTTAGATTCTAATTGTTTGGCCATAGCCGCACCTATTAGAGCTTCAAGTGGAGTTCCTCCTTTAGAGTCTCCCATAATCATTGTAGTAGGCATCTTTAACTTAGCTAGTTGTTCTGCAACACCTACCTTAGTTTTATAATCCCATTCAGCTTTTTCCTGCGGACTTAAGCCCGCTGCAACTTTTAATCTACTAGCTTCTGCTTGAGCTCTTTCTTTTATAAGTAAAGCCTCTGCTTCTTCTTTAGCAGTTTGTTTTGCTATAACAGCTAATTGTCGTTTAGAGTCTTCTTCTTTTACTCGAGTTTCAATGGCAGTTAATGTACTAACCATTTGAATCTCTTGTACAGCTCTTTCCTTAGCTTTATCTCTTTCACCCTCAGCTATAATACGTTGTTGCGCAGCCCAGGCTGTTCCAACTTTTTGTAGCTCAATGATTTTCTCAATAGAGATATCTCTTTGGGTTATTAGTTTCTTTTCAAATTCCGGGTCTAGTTTAATGCTTTCAACAATTACAGAAGCTGTATATATCTTGTTAGCGTTAATCTCATGAGCGGTTCGTTTGGCTATACCGTTCTCAAGAACTTTTTCATTTTTATTAATAGTTCTTATTTCTTTTATTTCACGTCTACGATTTTTAACATCTCTATTTTGTGATAAATCGTCTACCCATAAGGTGTCTTTTGATTCTACGCGTTTAACAATAAACCCACCGTTTTTAAGAGCGTCTTCCATTGTAGCTCTAAGTTCAGTAGTTGCTCCGTTTACATAATCTTCGCCAGAAAACATCATACCAACGTTTTCAGCCTGCTCAGAAATGGTAGGGATTAAAATGTTGTTTACTAGGTTATTCGGATGCTTATAAGTCTCAACCAGTTTAAAAAACTGCTCTTCTACTACAGGTATTTCAAATCTGGTAGCAATAAACATATTAGCACTAACCTTGTCGCTAAATCGTATAAGTATTCCTCCTGGGATTACTCCTTCTAGCCCTTCAGTGCTTTGGGCCAACTCTGTTCTACTGCCATCTTTATAAGGAATAGCCTTAACGTCAATATATCTTTCCCACTCTTGTATGTAAGACTTAGGTAAAGCTATATAATATCCAGGGTTAGCTATCATAGTACGCTTTCCTAAAGGAGATAGTACATAGTATAGGTGACCTTCTCTGGCGAAGTGCAAGGAAGAGTCTATAAGGGTAGAGCTTGTAAAAAGCAGTATACCACCAATTATCATTGGATAGGTATTATTTGCTATTGTTTTGAAAAAATCTGGAGAGCCGCTAGTTTTAGAAAATTTAGTTATTTTCTCAAAAATAGGAATAACTATAAGCGCTAATGAGATTAGCAGTATTAATAAAAAAAGCATTTTATTTTTTCGGTTTGTTTTGGGTTCTGTTCATTTCTGCGGTTTTCTCCATAAAGGAAATATCAATATGCTGGGAAGCCGCTTTGCGAAGGCCGTTTATTGCAGCCTTGCTTTCTATTTCAGTTCTTGTTATGACGCCAGTTACCCGAGGTCGACTGTCAATAAACACTTGAATAGGGCCTATTGACTCGTGGTTAAAAAGTCGGCTACGTGTTTCTACACCATTATTAATGTAGGTTACTGCTACTTTTTCTCGGAAATTATTTTTATTGTATTTCATAAAGTGCGCTTGTTGTAATTAATAATTAATGATATGTTCACAGTCGGAACGCAGGTCTTCTACGTATGGATACTGGTATAATATAGCCTCTGTAAATGTTTCTCTAGTGGATTCTTCAATAAGCCCTTCTGGGATTATTATGAAGTTTTCTGGGTCAAGAGAACTATCCCCAGATACCATTATTTCTATGGATGTTTTAAGTGCGCTGACTGATGTTCTTTCATCAATTAAGGAGTATACTCCGTTGTCAAAGTAAACTAAGCTGTTCATTTTTCTTTAATGTTAGCTGTGATTTAAAAGAGCCCACCTTTTTAGCAAAGGGCTTTATTTCATCTTTAAACACAGGTATATCTCTATGAGATTTACCGTCGTGTATAATATACCCACCTAGCGGGTATCCTTTTGCACCTTTGGCCTTTATATCTACTAAAATCGTTTTTTTAGAATTAGGCCAAGTTGCCCAGTTAACAGGCTTACCTATTAGATCACTGGTTATTTCCTCATAGCTTCCATTCCAAGCAGGGTATTCCATTTCTTTAACACCTGGCATTTGTTTTTTAACTATTCCATCTGTATCTGACATGAGCTATCCCTTTTATAGGTTTTGGATCTTTTTGTCTGTTTATTCTAACTATAAGATGGAACCCATCTTCAGTTTTTATTGCATACGCTTTTATATCTTTATAGGAATAAATAGCGCTTCCGTGCTTTTCGAAGGCATCTTTTTTTGCTTTAACTTCTGTGATAACATCAAGCAATGAATCTGTTACCCAGTCTGGTAGGTTTTCCATAAAATAAAAAAGGAGCCGAAGCCCCTTTAACTAGTCAATCGCGATCTGCATTATCTCTTGTTTTTTCTTTTCAACCCTTATGGTTAACATCCCATTTTTAACCGATGCTTTAACCAATGATATATCGATCTCCTTAGATAGTGGAAACTTTCTAAAAGTTTCACCTTTTAATGAAATGACTAATACGTTGTCTAGAACGCTAAGAGACACATCCTCCTTAGAATACCCAGGGATTGGGATATCTACTTTTGTGTCTTTTGGCAGTTCTGAGGGCCCTTTCGTTTTTTGAAATTCTGAAAATAAATCACTTACCAGTGCGTGTACTAATGTTTCAAATGCTATTGTCATATATTTTAATTTTTTTAGTTAAAATTTTAGTTTAAAAAGCTTATTTCAATTTTTATGCCAAAAAATATAAAAATGTTAAAGCTGGCTTCTTGTCTCCCCCTTTTGCCATTTTGGCATATATGGGCAATGTTTACACTTGTTACCACAGCAATGGTCTCGAGAAAGGTGGTACTTTTCAGTAAGTACCACCAATCCTTTTTTGTTTAAATAGTAATGGTCTTTAGGGATATTTACCCGCATTTACTCATTCCACATTCAATACATGTTACACAGCCGTCTTGATAGCGCAGCTGACATTTTTTTGTCTCATCTGAACACGCTCTATCCTCAATAGTGATTCCGTCTTCGATAAACTTTTTGATAGCTCGAATAACTCCTTTTTTCCAGGTAGATATTCCGTCTGCATCAAAGTTTAGTTTATCTAGCACAGATACTAAATACTGTAGAGGCGTTCCGTGTCTCAGTAGCATAGAGATTAGTTTAGCGAAGTCCCAATACTCCCTATTAAAGCAAGTAGAAAGGTTTCCCTCATCTTTTTCTACGCCATTATCAAACCATATAAAGTGGTATTGATTTTCACCGTCTATTTTTATTTTGCGAATAAAACCACTGTTAACTTTAACAGGTATTTTAAAACTACTAGCTACTCCTGTGAAGATTTCATAAGGCTTCCCTTCATAAAGCCCTATAAATGCTAACCAGGCTTCTCCCTTATTATGGAATTTCTGGATAGTACATTTTAGTTCTTTAGGTCTCTTAGGAGCATGATTGTCTATAAGTGCTTCAGAAGCTCCCATCTTATCTTTCATTGACTCAGTATTAAGTACTCCGCTTCTACACCCATCTCGATAAACCGTAACACCTTTACAGCCACTTTCCCAAGCAGTCATGTAAACTTTTGCCACAGTTTCTACTGTTGCATCTTTTGGTAAGTTAACAGTTACAGAAATGGAGTGATCAATATGCTTTTGTATTTCTCCCTGCATTCTAACTTTTTCAACCCAGTCAGTATCATTAGACATAGCTCCGTAGTAAGGAGATTTTTGTATCCAATAATTAACCTCGTCTTTAGTTAGGTTTTCGATCATAGAGTCGGATAGGCCTTGAACTTTTAAGAAAACTTTAAACTTAGGGTGAAACACTGGAAACTCCATCCAGGAATCACCGACCGCATCGGTGTAGTCTACGCGAACAGAGCTTACCCCAGGTACTACTTTTTTAGAACGGTAGTAAACTGCTAAGAATAAGTTTTCAATTCCACTAGTTGTTTGTGACATCATACTAACAGTTCCTGTAGGAGCTATTGTACTTATGGCTATATTTCTACGACCATATTTTTTCATGTCATTATATAATTGAGGATTCTCATCAAGAATACGTAATAAGAATGGGTTATCCTTTTCAAGATTATGTTCCCAAATAGGGAACGCCCCACGCTCTTGTGCCAAAGTTACAGAAGACTGATACTCAGTAAGTTTTTTAAACTTCATTACTTTAACAGCAAAGTCAGTCGCTTCTTTAGTACCGTACTTATAACCTAGCCCTGCTAGCATATCGCCCATAGCTGTGATGCCATGACCTGTTCTTCTACCCATTTTAGCTTTTTCTAGAATAAGCTCCCATAAAGCAATTTCGCGCTGTTTTACATGCGCAGGCTCAGGGTCATTTTCTAGCTTTGCAAGAATTCTTTCTACGGCTTCTATTTCAAGATCAACAATGTCATCCATCAGCCTTTGAGCTTTTGTAACATCATTTTTGAAAAGTTCCCAGTCGAACTCTGCTTTATCTGTAAATGGATATTTAATATACCCCCACAAGTTGTCAGCTAATAGCCTACACGAGTCACCTGAGGGTAGTGGAATTTCTCCGCCTAAGTTGTTGCTGCACAATCACTTAAGTTTACGCAGGTTTGGACATTTCTGCCAAACTCTCTATGTCCCCATAGAGTACAGACTATATCACCATCCTATCGATATTTTTATAGGAGCAAATCGTCCGGGATTTTATACATAAAAGAAGGCAGTATGTAAGGCTTGATATCCTCAAAAAACTTATATACGTCTTTAGATTTTAGCCTCAAGTAAGTATACTGGTTTTGTTTATTAATTGAAAACTCAAATCCAAGTCTCTCCTTAATTAGAATAGCTTGATGCAAGTTATCACCTTCTGTAAGACGCTTAGTGTTTAAGGATACAGAGCTTATGGCTTCGCCCTTGTAGGAAATAGACCCATCCGCCATGTACAGCATTGCCAGACATTCTGCGTTAATGGACTTATAAGCCAAAACATCTATACCCTTATAACCATTATTATAAATGCGATTATACAGTTTGGTAAAAAATGGGTGACTTTTAGTATAAAGCCTTTTTTGCTTTTTTCTATTCATCCCATTAGTATTATAATCTGTTCTATCTTCAATGATAACAGAAGTGGTATTTTCCAGTATGTCCTTTACATAAAGAGCATAGTCCTCACTTGTTGTATTTAAGATATAAACAGTATTACCCGATTTATACCGCTTATATAGCCCACCATCGCACATAACTGCGAAACTGGTTAATAGCATTTTTTCCTTTTTGTCTTTTATTTTTCTTCCCATAGTCGTTACACCTGCCATACTGGCTTGGCACGGTATTATCTGTTCTAGACTTTCACCGTTTTTAGATTTGTTTTCCATAATAAATTACTTTAATTACGCCGCTACAGTTAACGGATTTGTTGAAGATTCCTTATAGCCATATTTACTATAACAGTTGGGAATGGATTCTTCCCATATCTTATCGAAGAATAAGTTACCGGGCTCGGCACGCGCCCAAGCATTATAAATAATTTTACCCCAAAGCTCTTGAGGATTAATTACTTTTTTTACTTTAGCATCTTTGAGTTTTGCATCTATAGGCCACCTGAGAGTAAACTCAGTATCTCCTCGTTTTACTGCGTTCATGAACTCATCTCTTTGCCTAATAGATATATTAGCTCCAGTGACTTTAGTTTCATCCATTTTAATATCGATGAATCCAGGAGAGTCTGGGTGCAGTATATCCAGGCTAAGCATTAATGCCCCTCTTCTGCCTTCTTGCGCTACTTCTCTAGTAGTATTAGAGTAACGCTCCATAAAGGATGGAACGCCCGTAGAGGTTCTTGCAGCGTTCTTAACCGGAGCAGCAGATGGTCGTAGGAATGATAAATCTACTCCAACTCCAGCTCTGCGTTTCATAAGATGTGCTAAGCGCTCATCTACTTGAAAGATCCCTCCGTAAGAATCAGAGTTATCTGAATCCACTACGAAACAATTTCCTGTTAAAATATGCCCCTCTATAACAAAAGAGTGGGTATCTGGAACAACAGCGCAAAATACGGGTTCAACCCTTTCAGTTGGAGTTACACTAGAAACTTTCCATCTAGGGTATTCTTGAAAAGAGTTATAACTATTTTTAACCCAATTATTTCTATGCTCAGGTCGTATAAAAAACTCCTCCGATAGGTGATTTTTATTTATGAAAACTTTAAATATAAGGTTTTCTTCCTCTGTTAGGTTGGAAATGCTTTCTTGACTAGAAACTTCAGAACAGAATATACCTAGAATTCCACAAATGTTTTGAACATGAACTATATCTTCAACATTAGCTGAGTTAAACATACAAGCTCCACGATCATCGCAATGCCCATCTGCGGCAAAATACCCAGATAGCCAACCCCATAAAAATGAAGTATTCTCTGTTAGAGCAGGAAGCTCTTTATAAGAGTTAGGAATTCCTGAGTAATAGTCCGTTTCCCCTGAGGAGGACACATAACATTCAGAAAAGTATTTACCTAAAGCCGTTCTTTTGTTTCCGTAAATTGTTAAAGAGTCTGCATGATGTGGGTCACTATAAAGTGACCCATCACCATAGCAAAATCCAGCCTGAATGCCAATAGCGGATATATTAGAAGAACTTCTACCCTTCCCAGATTGATTAACTAGTAGATCTCCAGCTTGAAGCTCTTTTGTTAGAACCTCTTTTTTCTTACCTTGTCTTGAAGTGTAAGAAAACCATCTATGCTCAGGAGTAGCATATAATGTTTTTATACTTCCTTTTCCTTTAGAAAGCTTTATCTCTGAAAGTTTTTGGACTCCAAAGTCTTTAATCTCAGAGTTAACCCAGCCCCCTCCAAGGGTAAGTAGCTCTTGCCGAGTGCCAGCTACATCACTTATTGGAATAAATCCAAATTTTCTAGTAAGGATTTTAGTCTCCCCTGCAAGACAGTTTGAAATCGATGTGACTTGGTAACTATTCCCAATCCCGGCCATAGGAGAGCCTTGAGGAATTACTCTATTAAAGTGCTCTAGCATCTCAAAGATTTCATCTTCACTAAGAGGGTTAGGGTATTTACTTTCAATTCTAGCTAGCTCTTTTGCTAGCCTACGATGCATATCGTTTGGTGTTTTTTCTAGTAGTTCTTCATTGTCGTTTTTTAAAGCGTATTTGTCTAGGAATGTTCCAGCTTCAAGCTCTCCGCCGGAAAAATATGTTTTTGAATCGGCCATCGCCTGTTCTCTTGTATACATAAAAACTTAATATTTTGGTTTTTTAGATTTTAATTATTGCTAATTAATGATAAAAATTAGTTTTCACGTTGTCAAAAAAAGTTAAAAAAACTAAATAGTGAGTTACATATAACCCACTATTTATAAAGTACTTACAAAGTTTACTTATTTCAACTTTTTACAAAAAACGTAGATCTCTCTATTTTGAAAAATCTCGTTAATTATGTTTTCGATTATTTTCCAATTTCCATTACTAAGGCCTGCACCAATTTTTGGAATTCCTATTTTCATAGGCTCGGGGAAACTTTTGTCTAAATGAAGAAATGCACTTTCTACTGCATCGTAGTCAACGTAAGTTTTATTTGTATCTCTTCCATATTTATACTGAGTATAAGCATTAACTACCTACATATCTCCACACTGTACAGACAGTATGGTACCCAGTTTTGTTATGTCTCCAGGGGTAGTCATTGAGTCTACCTTTTCAGCCCCTGGGCATTTTTAGCTATTTGCTTAGCAATGCCGCTTCTCATAACACAAAAGCAATTACATCTGTGAGCTAGGACATCTAACGAAAAGGGGACTCTAATAAGTCCCCTTCAATATATTTAATCATATTAATGTATCCAGCAGTTTGAGATCTCGCCCTTAACTACCATAGGCACCGAGGGCGCGTAAAAGTTAAAAGCATCGATCATTACTTTTTCAAGTGTTCTACACACTATTTCAGCGCAATCTTTGTGCGCCTCCACGAGAATTTCCATTCTATGTTATCTACTTATTTCTAAGTAGATCGGACCATATCTTGACCTTATAAAAAGATCCCCCCTGTTTCGGCGTGTCACCTACTCCTTTCGGATGGCCTCTGAACTATTTAAAAGTTTTATATTTAAAAATACTATTACTAGGTTCAAATTCTTTTAAAATCTCATTTACCTTTTTAGCTGACTCAACTCCAAATCGTAGATAAAAGAAATGCCTCCCATCCTTTTTACGTTCTTGCCCTAACTTTGGATAAAGGGCCCACACATCTTCAAAGTAAGGGATAAGTATTTTTATATGCGTTTCTTTATCATGTCTATGAGTATTAAGGTTATAAAACCCTTTTTTCTGATGTAAAGAACCATTATCAAAAAATGAAAGAGCTACTCCAAGCTCATTTAGCCTCAGTAACTTTAAGTCAAGGGGCTCTAGTGCTATTTCTGTTATTTTGGGGTGGGGCTGTGTTGCAAATTGATATAAGGTAGTTTTTGAAAAACCGTTATTTATAATACCGTTAGGGCTTCCAAACTTTAACGGAGCCACTAGTGACGATTTATATTTTATATACTCTAAATATTTACTATTTGTAGAGTACTTATGATAATTTGCAGATTTAGCTTTATACAAGCACCCATCCCCAAGTACGGAAGATGCTAGAATTTGCACGCATGAAATTCCTAAATCAAGCATATAGGCTTTTTTATCAAAGCAGTCCCTTGAGCAATATTTTGAGTTTTCTGATTTGCTCGCAAGTTTATTATATGAGCGGCCGCAGTAAGTGCATTTTAATTCTATAGTATTCATTTTTATTTTAAATAGCTGCTGATTGTCCCTATTTGTAGAATTTTTACCGAATTGGTATCTACAACCTAACAGGAGTTTCCAGCAATTAAGGGGGTTTAACCACAACAAAATCTATCGTGGACAACTAGGACTATTTTAGCGTCCCAGACGTTTTCATCTATTTCATGCTTCATCCAGCATAGGGCCAACTTTGTTACACTAGCACCGGCACCTTGAAATGGTTGATTCTTTGCTACGTTTTTTAAGTGAGCAACCTTACCTTTATCGTCCCAGTCAACTCCATGAAATATTCTTCTTCTGCCATCAAGCGGAGAATAAGCGTATCCGTTTTTCATAGCGTCATTAGTCACTTTATCTAGAGTTTGCTTTATAGTTGGGAACACAGTAAAGTACTTTTCAATTAAGTCTTTAGCGTCATTTAATGAAATTCCAAGGTCATTACTTAGTTTACCTGGACCCATTCCATATATCAACAAGTGCCCCAAAATTACTTCTGGGCTTGGACTGTCTCTTTATGTTTGTTTGCATATCTACCTAAATGGTCACGAGCCTCATAATGCTTTTGGTGGCATCTTTTACATAATATCTCTAGGTTCCCTACATCCGAATTGCTTCTATCCTCATTAATATGATGAACAAGAAGATTAGAGGTAGACCTGCACTTATTACATAAACTTGGTTTAGTGCCAAAAGCTTTTTTATTATATGTAGTCCAACCATTTTTAAATTGATGGTTATTCTCTCCGTGTTGGCTATTTCCAGAACCAACTCCAGGCGCTTGTATTAGGTTGTGCCTAATCCTATATTGTTGCTGTATACAAGCACAACTACATTTACGGCTACAGTATTTTTTTCTTTTAGGCTCTATATGCTTTTTGCATTTCAAACATAACCCCTGTTCAGTCTCTACACCTTCCTTTAGCAGGCTTGGCTCGGGATTGCCCTCAGCACCATCTGGTAGGGTTTCCCCGAATTTAAGGGTTTTTGATTCGGCTTGATTAGTTTTCATTAACCGAATGTGATGCTCTTTGCAGGATTCCTGTATTTTTTTTTCATCTCTTTTTTAATTACTGGGTCTCCTGCAGAGTCCAGTAACACATCTCCTTTTTCATCCCTTTCGAAGAAATCATCATAAGGTATTCCAAATATTAGGGAAGCACTGTAAGAGTGAAGATCCATGTTATTACTAAGAGCGTATATAAATTGCGGCTCTTTTGAGATGTGCGCTAATAAGCGAAGTTCTTGGCCGCTGAAATCTGCACAGATTAATCTGTAATCTACATGTTGTGCTCTAAAGCACTCTCTGTACTCAGGGCCTGCTGGAATATTTTGTAGATTAGGGCTTCCTGACGCCATTCGCCCACTATCTGCTCCAAGTTGTTTAAAGGAGGAGTGGATTCTACCCGTTATAGAGTTTATATGTTTATCTACGAATTCTTTACCATACGTAGTAACCTTTTTCATATGCTCTCTAAAGGCAAGTAAAGGTTTTATAACCGGGTGGTTTATTTTTTTGAGCTCTTCCTCACCAGTTGACTCTATATTTTGCCCAGTTATCTTATTTAAGATTGGAAGCAATTGCTGTGGAGATCCGTAGTTAATATCAGCTTCTCCAAAAAGGGTCATATTGCAGTATGGTAAAAAATATTCATCTAAGGCAGCTATAGCAACCCGTGTTTCTTTTTCAGACTTATTAGCAAGGCCCAGCCACATCTCTGTATCCAAGAAAAGCCCATTGTACTCCATATCTCCTGTTACCCTAGTAGTCTCACATTCTAAACGGTATAGATCATGCATGCCTCTCTCATTTAATAATTTTAAAAGGCTATTTTCTAGGTTTACTAAATGCTCTATATCCGTCCCAGCGTACTCAAGCTGCTCATCTGTAAATTCTTCACCAAACTTAGCGCCAATAAATGACTTTTGTTGGCTTTTTGATATGTTTACGTTTAAGTGTTTGCTTAACAACCCTTTTAGCGAGTTGTCCGCCTGTATGATTCCTCTAGTAAGAAGCTGTGCCGCAACTAATGTACATCTAACATTATGAACATCTATTCCAAAAGTAGACTTAATGAATGTATAGTCGAACTTAGCATTATGAAATATTTTAATAATGGTATGATCGGCAAGTAAGCCCCTTATCATGCCGTAGCAATCCTGTATTCTAGCAAGATCAAATACATATTGCCTATAGGTATTACCTATTTGCAGTAAAAGCATTTTTTCTTGTATTGCTTTAAATCCAGTTGTTTCCGAATCCACACCTAATTTATTTTGAGTGGATAAATAGTTTATTGCTGTTTCACAGTCTTTTTTATTTTTTACAATTATTATGTTTTTCATTTATAAGTAGTCAAATAATATTGAACCCTCCGGGTGACCCTTTATCTTTTTAAGGGCTTCTTCTTTTATTTGCCTTACCCGTTCTCTAGTTAGGGACAGATCCTCGCCGATTTCTCTTAAGTTGTATGTTCTTGGAAGTCCTATTCCATAATACATACAAATTATTTTTAGTGTTCTTTCTGGCAATCCTTGAGCGAGATATAAAAATTCAAATGAAAAATCTTTTATTTTGTCATCAAAAGATTCTTCTTCAAAAAGAACTTCATGTAAGGTAGCATCCCCGCCATCTGTTCTAGGAATATCAAGCCTTATAATTGTATGAAGATACTGTATATCTTCTTTTAAGGCTGAGTCTTCTCCTAAAAAAGTAGCGAGCTCCTCATGAGTAGGAGTTCTTAATAGTTCTCCTTCCAGAAGAGCTCGCGCTTTAGCTAGCTTTGTGACCCGCATTGCCTTGTTTATAGGTAATCTTATAGTAGAGCCGTTTTCATATAACGAGCTTAATATAGCTTGTCTAATCCATCAGACTGCATAAGATATAAACTTAACCCCTCTTTCGGTATCAAACCTATCTATTGATTTTATCAAACCAATGTTCCCCTCCATTATAAGATCTTCGAATGAAAGTCCTTTATTTTGGTACGCTTTTGCGATTTGAACAACAAATTTGAGATTAGCTTTTATTACCTCACCTCTAGCGGAGTCGTTACCATTTTGTGCTTTTCTTATTAGCTCAATCTCAACTTCTTTTTCAATAGGAGATCATTTTTGAATGTCATTAAAGTAATTAGTCATATCCTTTTAATACTAAAAAATTATTAGAGTCCTGAACGGCAGTTACTTCTTTTTTCCTAAGCTCTCCCACGAGAGCTGCTTTATGCTTTTTAAGAAGCTTTGCCAAGTAACACTGGGGGCTTAACCCACCATCTGTTATTGACCACCATATTCCGGAAATTTTAATACTTCCATCGGATTCTTTATGTGCAACATCTGAAATCTTGAATTTAAGCCCCGTCTCGTATTCTACGCAATCTAGTATTATTTTTTCAACTTTTTTTCCGTTTAATAGTTTTACTCTTTTTTTGTTGATAAACTGTATCGTTAGTTTTCTTTCTGTAGGCGCGCTTATGCCTACGTTTAGAAATTCGTTTTTCTTTAACATTTTATAAATAAGGTTGTAGTGGTTGTAGAAATTTATGTTTTTCCAAACCGGTGGAACCTTATTATCGGCTTATTTTTCTGAGGATCCAAAGCCTTTATCTCCACGGAGAGTCTCATTTTCCGTGAATTTTTCGACTTTGGTTACTTCAAGAATAGGTCTTTTATGAAAAGTGACCTGCGCTATTTTTGTCCCTTTGTCTATAAACCTAGGGTAGTCACTAATATTTTGGAGAATTATAACTACTTCTCCTCTATAGTCTGGGTCAATAACTCCAGCCTTCTTAGAAAGAGGCGTGCTTAGTGCTACTCCGCTTCTGTCCTCTATCTTACCATACCATCCATCAGGTATAGCCATTTTTACTCCAGTAGGAACTCCCATGACTCCACGTCCTGGTACTCTTACTTCTTCTCTGCTATAAAGGTCTAATCCTGCTGGACTTCCATCTGCCTGAGTAGGCATTAAGCCCCCTGGCATTAATTGTATCTCTATTTTTAGTTTATCCATTTTTTTCAAAAAAAGTTATTGATTGTATGCTGTTCATTACTATGTATGACCACTTTGGAATAAATCCAGAGAATAGGTCAGATAGCTCTTTTTTGTTTGCTTCTGTAAGTAGATCTTCGCCGTATGTTTTCATAATAAGAGCTTCTTCATTTATATCAGAAAGCACTCCATCGACTAAGGTCCCGTCTTTTAATTTAAGAGATGCCCTAATAGGCAAATCAGTTTTTTGCTTAGATAAATAGCTTTTTAGTAAATTCATCGTTATTTAAAAATGTTAGGTAGTCGTCTAATGGAACTAATAGCGATGCTTCTTCAAGCTCCTTATAAGGAATTGATTTTTTACCACTAGAAACTGTTTTGTGTATTAAGCTTAAAGGGACTATAAATGCTTCTTTGCTATGTACTTCGTAAAACCAAACTAAAAAAAATACTATGCCGCCTAAGTTCTTGACCATCTCTAGATAGTCAATTTGGTGTTTATGTAGATTTTTAAGATCTAGCCTAGTTTTAATTTTAGTCTCTTTAGCATCAAAAGCTATGTACTTTCCTCCTTGTATTACTCCAGTGAAGTCTACAGTAGATTGCTCTGCATGTAGCCCATTACTTGTTAATATTATTGGAGTAGGAACTTTAAGAATAAGGCTGGATTTCTCCAGCCTATATCTTAAGTTTACTTTATTAACACTTTTTTCTAGTGTATTTCCCTTCATTAGGAGAACATCTTTTTCTTAGGAGCTGCTGAAACAGGTTTAGCAGCAGGTGCAGCAGGCTCTTCAGCATTTCCCTTACCGCCAATAGGTGTAAAGTTACTAAGCTCATTACGCTCATTTTTTATCTCTACATAGCCACTAACCTTTTGACCAGACATTGCTTTTATAACCTCTTCGATTTCCAAGTCATCTGTTTCGGTTAAAGCCTCTAATCCAGCAGCTTTTAAAAAGCGGATTAAATAGTAAAGGCCTGTTTCTGATAACATAAAAGGAGTCCATAGTTTTCTATTAGCGAATTTTGGCCCTGTAACTCTAAAAGCTATTTCAAGGTATTCATTTTTAGCAGCAGATGTTTTAATTTTTCCGCCTTCTACTACTAAGTCATAGCGTCCCTCATCTAATGGAGTATATTCGCCGTCTGCTTTTGAGTTATTTTCTTTGATTGTTTTTAAATTAATTTTCATATAATTATAATTAAGTGTGTTGTCATTCTTCTGCTATTGCATTAGCAAATGCTCTAGCTTGCTTCTCTGTTAAGTCAAGTAGGCTTTGTACCTCGTAGGATTCTTTAAGAACCTCTACTACTTTATCCTGTGGTACGCCAGTTAGTAAATTCTCTAGTATTTCAAGAGTTTCAGCAGTAATCCCTGCTGTGTGTATTTTTTCACCTTTATAGTCAATTTCTGAGTTGCGCTCATATAGCCTATTGATGTTATCAGTTTGTTTTTCAACATCTGCATTTCTTGATAACTCCTCAATTCCAATATATTCTACAAATGAATCATAAGAGAATACGAAATCAGAAGGAAGTTGGTTTGACCTGTCCTTGTCAAGTTTTGCCCTACGCTCTCCTTTTTCGTTTACATAAAGCTGTATAACAATATCAAACATATAGGGTAGGTCTTTATGGCCTTCTGGAGTTTCTCCAATAACCTCCATAAATTTACCTTTAGCATAAAGGTCTTTACTTCTCGCAGTTACAATAACATTCATATCAAGTGCAAGAAGTTTATTCATAAGTATTTTTACTTCAGTCTTAATTGACTTATAGTCTAATGGAGCTAACTCGTATTTCATATTACCAGTTTTCTGCCTCATATAGATTTCTTTATTACGTATGATATTATCATAAATAACAGTAAATGGGTCAATAACTAAAGTTTTAAATCCTTGTGGGTCAATCAGCAATTCATCGATCGCTGCATGAACTTTATCTGGGTCACTAGTATTTATTACAAAAAATTCAAACTCTCCACCATAAAATTTTGTACCCTGCTCAGCGTCTATTACTGCTGGGCTAGGAAAGTGTAATGCCGTGCGCGTTTTCCCTGTTCCCGTTTTCCCATAAATATACATCTTAACTCTATCGGGAGAGGATTTCGCTTTTTCAAAAAGGCTCATATTTTTATTTTAAAAAAATTGGTTTAAAAAAAAATGTTGTTGTGCTAGTCCCGAGTTTAAGCGCTTCTAACGTAATAGAGTTCTATTATTCTTATACCAAAAATGGCATAAGTTTGTCGGCTACTCTTAGTGTAGCTACGGTATCCCTTACGCAGTATTCTGCGATTTCACCTATACCGCCATTAAGGTACGCTTCATAGACGTTCTCTGCTTTTACCTCACCTTCTTTAGGAGAAGGAACGCCAAAAAGGTCACAAGCTAACTTAAGAGTTGGGGCTGAGAATTTATCCCAGTCACTTATCAGCTCTTTTACATCAAAATGAGGATAGCTAGCGTAACGTCTAACTTTTAGAAAATTGTAATTGGTAGGAATTATACCATAGTACATCGACCTCTTAGCAATGAAGGGCACGTCAAAACTAATTCCATTATAAGATACAAACTGAGTATCATCTTGTTTTCCAAGAATTCCCCATAAACGTCTGATTATCTTGTCCTCATCTCCGGTTAAGGCTAGGGATTCTTCATCCCCATCTGTATCTTGCATGTGAAGACCTATACAGATTATTTTACCCAAGTAAGGGCTTGTTGCGCATATTTTATTTCGAAGTTCGTTCTCTGGAAGATCCTCTTTAGACCTGCTTATTTTTTTATTTAATTCCTCTAATTGAATATCTGAAAGATTTTCTTGAGGGACTGTTTCTATATCAAAGCTTAATTTTTGCATGCAGACAAAATACTGACAATTATAATTATTGTCAAGATATTTTAACTACTCTAAAAGTTACTTTACCATCTTCTATCTGCTTTTTTATTTTTCGTTGCTTTGTGCTAAGCTGCGCATTACCGCTTTTTATCTCTATGAAGTCTATACTATCCTCTGCAAAATGTATATAATCAATGGGCATCCCCAAGAAATGTATGTCTTTTGCGTTTTCTAAGTCTATAGTAAACTTGTCCAGAGTAGGAGCAAGGGACTCAGCTATCTGCCCTAGTACCACCTCACCGCTTTTCTTTTGAGAAAGTATTTTTCTATTTAACTCTTTTAAATCTTTATTAGCCAATAATAGTTTGTGTATTATTGGGGCTATACTAAAAATTAAAGTAGATATCCATATCATCAGTATTGTCATCTTCTAAGTCTTCCATTTTTTTAAGTGGTAGTATTTTTGTGAATTTAAGACGCACTCTATCTATTAAGTACATAAGGTGGTCTTCAAGCCTATTAAAGTAGCTAAGCTTATTTGTAATTAGGTAGTTATCGCAGTGCCCGTGCTCTACTGTCGGTGTCCACCCATTTACTCTAGACATAAAGTGAGCTTCTCTCGTAGTTCGTGTGTTACTTACATTTCCGCTTATAAAAAAGGTTTCACCTCTTGATGGGTATGTACAGAACCCTCGAACTCCCTTGGCATCTCCGAATTTTTTATAGTAAAGGCAGTTACCGCAGCATCTAACAAGTTTATAATTAAATTTTGTATCATTATAATCAGGGGCTTTCTTTTTTGTGGCTTCAGCAACTTTTACTACCTTTTTTCGTTCTTCCTCAACTTCAAGGTCACTAAAATTATATTTAAGCATATTATAAGTTTCGTAAAATTCTACGTCGTTTTTTATGTTGTTTTTCTAGAAGCCCTATGTTGCTATCAACAAAGTCGTAAATATTTGATTGACTTTTCCCCTCAGACATTCGCATAATCCTTCCAGCTGACTGCTTAAGTTTTGTCGAGCTTTTGATAGGTGAAGCTAAATAAAGATTTTCTTGAGAAGGCAAATCAATCCCCGTTGAAAATAAAGAGTAGGTTGAGATAACATGCAGCGCTTCTCCAGATCGAAGCATTTCCATAGCTTCTACTCTTTCTTTTTTACTTTGCATCTTTAGATTAGAAACTAGCATTACGCTATTAGGTATTAAACTATTTAATATTTTAACTTGTTCAACCCTGTTACATAAAAAGCAAGATGGAACTTCTCCACCATTTGTGGTTTCATTGAATACCTTTAAAATTAAAGAGTTGCGTTCAGCATCTTCAGCCATATGTGAAAGCATCGTTTGATACTCACTTGTAGCCATTAACGGAAAATAATAGTTAGTAGTGTATTCATGATATTTAGGAATGACTAAATATTTAGCAACAGCTGAATCAGGGACTACATGTATA